CTGGTCGAGGAGTTCGAGGTTCTGCCCGAGAACTGGCCGACTGTGCAGACGTGGCTCCGCGTGCAGACGCAGTGGCGGCTCACGGGCTTCGGCAACCCTGTCGGGCTGGACTACGCAGCCGTGGACGTGGCCATGCGGCGGCTCCGCATCGCGGACGAGGACGGCAGCATCTTCGAGGGCCTGGTGGTGATGGAGCACGCGGCCATCGCTGCCATGCAGGAGTGACGAGTGGACATCGGGGCGAATTTTCGCATAACTGCCGGAGTCGTCGGCCAGGCGGCGGTGGACAAGCTGAAGTCTGGCGTGCTGGGCGTGAACCAGCAGGTGGAGCGCCTGCCGGGTCTGGCCAAGGGCGCCGGCCTGGCCATCGCCGGCCTGGGCGCTGGCGTCTCCCTGGCGGTGCTGAAGCAGAAGTTCGACGGCGTGGTCGAGTCCATGCTGAAGGTGAAGGACGCCAGCGAGCGGATCGGCACCAGCGTGGAGGGCGCTGGCCGCCTGGTGCAGATCGCCAAGATCACGGGCGACGAGTTCGCCACCATCGAGGGCGGCATCATCAAGATGAACAAGGCGCTGGCCGGTTCTGATGATGAGGCGAAGGGCGCGGCGCATGCGCTGGCCGCCATCGGGCTGTCGATCAAGGACCTGCGCCAGCTGGACCCGGCGGAGGCGTTCGGCAAGATCGCCACGAAGCTGAACGAGTTCGGGGACAGCGGCGGCAAGACCGCGCTGGTCATGGACATCTTCGGCAAGTCTGGCGCGCAGCTGCTGCCGTTCCTGAAGGACTACGTGGAGCTGTCCGGCACCGTCTCGAAGGTGACGGAGGAGCAGGCGGAAATGGCCGACCGCTACGACCGGAACCTGCGCCGGCTGGAGGCCACGAAGCAGGAGCTTTACAAGGTGATCAGCCTGCAGCTGCTGCCGGTGGCCGATGCGTTCGTTCAGGCGCTGATCAACACGAACACCGAGACCACCGGCGTGCGCGGGGCCGCGAAGGACCTGGCCAATGACGGCACGATGAAGTCGTTTTTCCGCGAAGGCGCGCGGGCTGCGTCGGCGTTCCTGGACATCATTTCCATCGTGGCGCGCTCGCTGGCGCAGCTGAAGGACTCGGTGGGCGTCATCTTCCAGGACCTGCGGGTGGTGGCGAACTACCCGGGCTTGTTCGCGGAGAAGTTCAACCCGGAGGGCCTGAAGAAATACCGCGAGGTCATCGCGGAGCGGGACGCCTACGTGAAGGCGGCGAACGAGCGCCTGGCGAACCGCATCGACTCCGGCCTGACGCCGTTCACGGACGCGCTGGAAAAGCAGTTCGCGGCGCAGGACGCGGGGACGAACACGCCGAAGCCGCCGAAGCGCACGCTGGCGCCGTACACGTCGCGCGCGCCCACGGGCCCGAACCCGGAGAAGGACCTGTTCACGCCGGAAATGAACAGCCTGGGCCGCGACGCTGCGAAGCTGCAGGAGGAAATCCAGCAGGTGCAGAAGTACGGCGAGGTGCTGGACAACGCGAAGGGCGCCCAGGTCCGGTTCCTCATCGAGCAGGGGAAGTTCGGGCCGCTGTCTGAAAAGCAGAAGCTGCAGCTGCAGCTGCAGGCCGATGCCGTCGACACGCTGGCCGCGCGGCTGAAGGAGGCCAAGGTCGAGGCCGAGGTGACCAAGCAGACCAAGGCCATCGATGACAACACCGCGGCGCTGGGCCTGAACGCGCGTGAACGCGAACTGGCGGCGTTCGCGCAGGAGTTGGAGGCCAAGGGCATCAAGGCCGGTACCGAAGCCTACGAGCGGCTGACGAGTGCCAGGAGGGCGGCGCTGGGCCGGAAGGATGCGGCGAACGACGACCTGTTCCTGGGCCTGCGGCGGGGCTTGAATGACATCGCGGACCAGGCGAAGGGCACGGGGGAGATCGTGCGCGACTCGATGGTGTCGGCGTTCGATAAGGCTTCCGACGCGTTCGCGGAGTGGGTGGCCACGGGCAAGTTGAATTTCAAGGAGTTCGCGCGCTCGGTGCTAGCCGACCTGGCCAGGATGATTGTCAAGCAGGCGCTGTTCAACGCGGTCAAATCCGGCTTGTCTTACTTCGGCGGCGGCACGGCAGCGGCGGCCAATGGCGCCTACTTCGATTCCTCGCGCGGCGTCGCTGCGTTCGCCAACGGCGGGGTGGTCAACGGCGCCACGCCGTTCATGTTCGCGCAGGGCGGCATGCTGCGGAACGGCGTCATGGGCGAGGCTGGCCCCGAGGCCATCATGCCGCTGCGGCGGGGCCGGAACGGGCGCCTGGGCGTGGAGGTGTCCGGCGGTGGCGGCGGCGTCACCATCGGGTCGATCAATGTCTCCGCAGATGGCGGGGCGGCGGCGAACGACCCGAGCGGTCGGAACGCGGCGCAGCTTGGCAAGGCCCTGGCTTCCGCGGTGCAGTCCGAGATCATCAAGCAACAACGACCGGGCGGCCTGCTGGCCGCAGCGTGACGCATGGCGACTTTCACAATCGCGCCTGACTTCGGCGCCAGCATGTCGCTGAAGCCGCGCGTGCTGGTGGCGCAGTTCGGGGACGGCTACGCGCAGCGCGTTGGCGACGGCATCAACACGCGGGCCGAGGAGTGGTCCCTGACCTTCAGCGCGCGCACCGCGGCGGAGTTCGGGGCGATCCTGTCCTTCCTGGAGGCGCGCGGCGGCGTCGAGGCGTTCGACTGGACGAGCCCGCGGGGCACGGTCGGGCGCTGGGTGTGCGCCGAGTGGGGCTACTCGCCTGATACGGCGGCCAGCAACACGGTCACGGCGCGGTTCGTGCAGGACTTCGCGCCGTGACCATCGCGCAGGACATCCAAAAGCTGGAGCCTGGCTCCCTGGTGGAGCTTTTCGTGCTGGACGCGACCGCGCTGGGTGGCGCCGTCACGCGCTTCCATGCGGGCACCAACGGGCTGCGCACGCCGGTGGTCTGGCAGGGCAACACATACACCCCGCTTCCGGTGGAGGCGGCGGGCTTCGAGTTCAGCGGCAAGGGCCAGCTGCCGCGGCCGACTATGAAGATCGCGAACATCGGCGGCGCGGTGGGCGCGCTGGTGCGCGACTATGCGGACCTGCTGGGCGCAAAGGTGGTGCGGCTGCGGACGCTGGCGAAGTATCTGGACGCGGTGAACTTCCCGGGCGGCGTGAACGCGACCGCGGACCCTGCAGCAGCGTTCCCGGATGACGTGTTCTTCGTGGACCGCAAGGCCAGCGAGAACAAGGTGCAGGTGGAGTTCGAGCTGGCGGCGTCCTTCGACGTGGCCGGCGTGGTGCTGCCGCGGCGGCCGATCACGCAGAACGTGTGCACCTGGCGCTACCGGGCGAACGATGCCAGCAGCGCGTGCAGCTACACCGGAACCGGCTACTTCGACGCGAACGACGCGCCGGTGGGATCGCTGGCGCTGGACGTGTGCGGCAAGCGGTTGTCCAGTTGCAAGGCGCGGTTCGGGACCGCGCCGCTGCCGTTCGGCGGCTTCCCGGGCGTGGGCCTTACGCGGTGATGGACTGGCGCGATGATGCGCTGCGGCACGCGCAGGAGTGCCAGCCGCGGGAGTCGTGCGGCCTGCTGGTGGTGGTGCGCGGCCGCCTGCGTTACCGGGCGTGCCCCAACCTGGCGACGGACCCGGACGAGCATTTCGTGATCGACCCGCGGGCGTGGGCCGATGCGGAGGACGCGGGCGAGATCGTGGCGGTGGTGCACTCGCACCCGGCCGGCTGGCCGGATGCGTCCTCGGCTGACCGCGCCGGCTGCGAGTCGTCCGGCCTGCCCTGGCACATCGTGGGCCTCCCGAGCGGCGCCTGGTGCTGCATCACGCCCACGGGCTACCGTGCGCCGCTGCTGGGCCGGGAGTTCCGGTGGGGGGTGCATGACTGCTACTCGCTGATCCGCGATTGGTACGCGGAGGAGCGGGGTGTGGTGCTGCCAGACTTCCCGCGCCGCGCCGGCGACTTCGAGGCCGGGCGCGACCTGTACGGCGAGGGGTTCCCGCGCGCCGGCTTCGTGGCCGTGGATGGCCCGCCGGAGGTGGGCGACGTGCTGCTGTTCCGGGTGGCCGCGCGGGTGCCGGATCATGGCGCCGTCTATGTGGGCGACGATAGAATCCTGCACCACATGCACGGCCGGCTTTCGAGCCGCGACGCGTGGGACGGGTTCTGGCGCGAGCGGACGGTGAGGGTGCTGCGGTATGCGAACGGTCAAGCTGTACGGTGAGCTGGGGCGGCGCTTCGGGCGCGTGCACCGGCTGGACGTGGCCAGCCCGGCGGAGGCGGTGCGCGCGCTGCGCGTGAACCATCCCGGGTTCGAGCAGGCGCTGCTGGCCCACCCGCTGGGGTTCCATGTCCTGGCTGGCCGCGAGGACGTGGCGGAGCGGGACCGCCTGGCGGAGCCGCTGGGGCGGGATGAGGCCATCAGGATCGTGCCGGCCACGGCGGGCAGCAAGAAGGGCGGGCTGCTGCAGACCATCCTGGGGGTGGTGCTGATCGCTGTGGGCGTGTTCGGCACCTTCACGGGCGGCTGGGGCACGGTGCTCGTTCAGGCCGGCATCGGGCTGGTGATGGGTGGCGTGGCGCAGATGCTGACGCCGACGCCGAAGTATTCGGCCGGCTCTGACGACCGCGAGGCGCAGAATTCCTACGTGTTCAGCGGGCCCGTCAACACCAGCGC